CTTCAAAGGCCCTCTCCGAAGATTCGGTCTCGTAGACCATCGCAGACTCATCTTCATAAGTCTGATACTCCAGCCCGAACAAAGCGTTCAGCCCAGGAAGGAGTTCCTTCATCATTTGTGCTCGTGAAATAGCCATGATTATTTACCTCCTTTCCTAGACTGCCGTCTGGTAGCCGTAGAGTGTTGAAGTCGGGCTCGACCATCGAACCAGAATATCGGGAGTGAGCACGGAAGCAGTCTCGTTCTTTCCGTCCCTGATAACCCCAACGATGCGAAGACCACCATTGGTCGCCGTGGCCGGAATGCTGTTACCAGAATTACCAGTATCGGAATTCCCGGCAGCGATTGTCACATCGCAAAGCTCACCAACCAGATTGTCATTCCACGTAGCGGCGGAATACTGAGCACGAAACACTGTACTTGGATCCGTAACAACAAACCCAGCCGCATTAGTTCCGCCCGAAGCAGTCCACATCTGCGCCCACGCAGGTGTACTGTTGGAGTCGGTATAACGACAACCCACAAAAACACCCAGTGCGGGAGCCACGGGCACCGCCGCTGTTGACGTATACACGCCAGGAGTGGGACCAAGAGCGGTGGTATACCGCTCAATCGTACCCGCGTTTACAAGGGTAACGAGGTCGCCGTTAAAAATGCTGGTAGCATAGTTGTCGGCAATCTTGAACTCCTCGAAACCTCCGGTGTTGTACTGATACCCGCCGTGAGTGGTGGGTCTCATTCCATAAGCCATTTTGGCTATCTCCTAAAAGATCCAGCAATAGCCTTCAGTAGACCTTCTACCGTTAGTCATCGCCAAACGTAATGCGCGAGCTTCGCTCAGGCTTGAGCATCGGCATACGCGCATCTTGTTCTCTGAAGTAGTTGCGGTCCACCGCGTCCATCTGTTGCGCTGACTCTTTTGCTGCGTGCGCCCTTACTTGGTCACCGATCTTTGTCGGCCTTGAGCAAAGGAGCAAGCCACCAATGAGGACATTATCCGGATATTGACTGCCACGATCTGACACAATCATCAGCTCGGGGTAGTCGTTGGCGAGAACCGGTTCCCATCCTTCTCTCAGTGCCTGAGAGACATTGATGTTGTCAGCCTCACCCCGGAATGATGCCCTCACGTACCGATGATCCAATCCCGGTCTGGGATCAGGCATCGGGGTGAGAGGCGCAGGTTTCCACGATGTTTCCCGCATTTCCTGTTCACGGGTTTCTGTCTCGCGATTGCGAGACTCCACCTTCTCCTCTGAAGCCTCTTGATTCCGGCGACTCTGCCGTGTGCTTTGCACCTGGCGATCTTGCCGTTCTCCCTGGACTTCTTCGTTGCGCGAACCAGTCATGACCGCATCTCCTTCAGGACTTGCTTGGCATACTGTTCTTTCGTCAGGCCCAGTCGCTTCGCGAGTTTGACTGCGCTTTCGGTTATCCGCACTTGGCGAGGGCTGCCCGGCGATCTATTGGCCGGGGCAACTACCGTCGATGCCCGAGAACTCGCGGAGGGCTCCGAAGCACCCTTTTCGTTCTCGAACCTAGTTGGAAATACCTCACGAACTCGATCCGTGAGGCGAGCGTAATACTCATCCGTCCTTGGATCCAACCTCTCATCGTTCAGGAGCTTGTCGTGAACTCCGTAGGCGAGAGAGGTCATCTCCTTGTCCTTCCCAAACCACTCATTATCCTGAAGCCATTGGGTTAGCTTCGGATCGGTCTGGGCAGGAGGCTGGGGAGGCGGCTGCTGAGCTTGCTGCGATGGCAACGAACTCTGATAGTTCGCAGCCATCGTTTTCTCATATTGAGACTGATTCAACGCCTCTTGCGCAGCAAGCAACGTATCTGCATCGCCAGCCTCATATGCCACCTTGTACTGATTGCGAGCCTTGGAAAGATCGGAATCCGTTCTGGACTGAATCTCCGAGAGAAGAACCTTTTCCCCTCTTTGCAGAAGATCGTTCAGCCTCACATTCTCCTTCGATACCTGCTGTGCATAATTCACAGCCTCTTCTCGAAGTCTCTCCGCGGCCTCCTTGGAACGCCTTTCTTCGTGGTACTCGTACTTGAGCTTGCTAATACGCTTACCCGCACGACCGCTCACTTCCTCCACTTCGGCATCGGGATCAAAGTCTCCGGATCGATCTGGATCCTTCGGAGGAACGCGATCCTCCTCGGGCCTATCATCCATCACTTCGACTTCGATATTCTCGTCATCCGGAGTGGCAATGGGTTCGGTTAGTGCGTTTCCCATCAGATCGCCAAGCGGTGCGCTCATGCCCGTACTACTCCCCTCGGATCCTGAACAACAGCCTCCACGGAATCATCGTTGATGATCCGAAATTCCTTCCCATGGATATTGACCCGCGTTCCTGCATATGCGCGCATCACAACCCAATCCCCTTTTTTGCACCAGGGACCGTTCGGGAATCTCTTTTCATCGGAGTATGCGTCAGGGCCAGCCTTCAACACGAACCCCACGATACTGGCAACCTTTTCTGCGTCGCGCCTCTCGTCGGGAATGTAAAGTCCAGCCTCTGTCGTCTCTTCCACTTCAGGAAGAGCAATCAGCAAATGATACCCGGAGGGCTCCGGAAGGGAGCTTGCAATCTCGGGAACTTCATTGCTGTACTGAATCGCCTCGGCCATTGGATCCTCTATTGCAGACGGCGATTAACGGGTGCCATCGTTCCCCGGTTGCGTCCTCTCGGACGAAAAACTACTTGCTGGGCGGCTTCCTCCAGCCCCTCTTGGCTGCCCCAACTCCACGGGGCTTCCCGTTATCGGGCCAGCCAGGAGCCGGACACGCGCCGGGTGGTTCCGCTGCGCCACGCATATGCGCGGGAGGATCGAAACTGTTCGGGGGCTTCATCCTCTTCTTGCTACCACCTAGCGGCATTCAATCCTCCTCCGCTCCAGTCAGGGACAACAACTCCTTGTATTCCCTGAGTGCAATCTTCAGACCCTTCAATACACCAGAGATATGTCGATACTCTTCGTAATTCTTGACATCCCCAGCCAACATATAGTCTGAATTCTGCTCAATGGATTCCTTGAGTCTTGTCAGATACGCCTCTGAAAAGCTATCCATGAATCAGACGAACCTGGCAGGCCGGACACCACGTATTGCCCTCCCTGCGCCACGCACCACTCCACCGGCTGCGAGCTTCTTCTTAGTAGGCATGGGCTTTTTATTCATCTCTTCTTCCCGCCGAAGCTCCTTCAGTACACGCGACAAGGGCATCTTGCGATCAATCTCTTCGCTCAGCTTCTTCCATTTCTCCGTGTCTCGCGCCTCAGCTTCGGCATGGAGCCTTATATCCCTTTCCCTGGCCGCGTTAGCCTGTTCCGGAGGGACTCCCTCAGTATCATACTTGTCCGCCATCACTCCCCCTCTTGATCTTCGGGTTTCGTGCGAGAGTTGATCTCGGCCTGCTTTTCGGCGAACTTGGCCCCGATCTTCGCACCTTCTACACGCTCCCTGGATTCCGCTTCCTCTTCGCCCATCGCCATCTCTGCAACTTTCACGGCGAGCTTGGCATCCTCCAGCCGTTCCTTGGCAGAAAGCTCATCCCCCTTCGCCTGGGACTCCGCGGCAGAGATCGCGTACTCCATGCCGATCTTGGCACCCGCAACACGCTCGCTGGACTCAATTCGATCCCGCTCCAACTCGTCTCGGGACTCCGCCTTCTTGGCATCCAGGGCAATCCGCGCTGCCTGCTCTGCGATCTTGGCTTGGGTCTCCTGCTCTCGGATTGCAAGCTCACGCTCACGCATCTGAACAATCGGATCCTGTGCCTGCTCTTGCGCCTGCTGCTGAGCCATCTCAGCCTGGTTGCCACTAAGGACGCGCTCTGAAGCCTCGGCCACCAGCTTGGAGAGCTGCACTTCCACATCCTGGGGAAGCGGCTCATCGGGCGGCGGCAACGGAACACCAATCTGTTTCTCAATCTCACGCCGATACTGGAACGCAATGTGCTCCGTGACGTGAGCAGCACCCGCTGCCTGGATTGCCTGGACGTTGGGCGACCGGATCAACAACTCTGCAACCTTTTGGTCTTCCGCCATAGCCATATGCGAAATGATGTGCGCCTCATGCTCCTGCCACATGTACGCCTTGACGGGTTCCCCATTCAAGATGTTCATGTTCTCCACTACCGGGTCCCTTGCAGGGACCTCATCTTCCAACGGGATGATCTTGTCAGCATCTTGGATCCCAAGCACTTCCAACATCTGCCGATGAAGCTGGGGCAGGTCGTACATCTCGGGAGCCGTGGCAGATAGCGCCAGTGCAGCCTGATAGGTCATGATCCGTTGCGCCATCGTTGCAGAACTGGGGTCCGAGACCGGGATTACGTCTATGCGGTCGTCGAAATCCTCGCCACGCATGGTCTCGTCTCCCTCCATATCGTAGGGATACTCATGCGGTGCGTTGTCGCGGACGATTTCCTCCAAAATTCGGAACTCTCGCTTCATGGAAGCGTGAAGTCTGGCTTGAATTGCAGACATCACCTTCATCGAGCGCTCCAATAGCGCCAAAGTGGTGCCGACTGGGGCTTGATTGTTCATATCGCTGATTTTCAGGTCGGTCAGCGAAGCAAATCGTCTCCCCTCCTCAACAATATTCCCCAATAGCTGATAAAGGACCGAAGAGGGCTCCTTGTAGGGCAAAAACGCGATATTGTCCTTGATCGAACCGCCCGGTACGTCCACATCCCGGAATTCGGCCGGTGAAATGGGCGTTTCGTCGCCAAGGATCCGCAATCCACGCGCTTTCAGGCCACCCGGGAGGTTGCTAAGCGTCCCGGCGTCCACCAACTGGCGCAAAATCGAAGTTGCAGACTTCGCCAGGCCACCAATCATGTGAATCAGGCCGAATCCGTAGAATCCAAAGCCCGGAACGTACTCGTAATGGACAAAATGCTGCCTGCGGATCTTGTCGGGGTCGTCTTCGATCCAATTCCTGCGGATCGAGAGGACTTTGCGACTCCCCAACTCGATAGTGACTACATAAGGAAGGGCAATTCCTGTAAATTCACCCTCCTGCGAGTCCTCGTAACCCACCAAGTCCACATCGACGTGCATTTCCAGCAACGTATATCGGTTGTCGGTGTCCCATGAACGCTCTTCGCCAGTCAGACTGTCGTATTTTTCCCGAATCAGGCTCGATTCTGGCGTGGGTTCGGACAATTCGATGTCTCGATAGAAGCCATTGACTTGCATCTTGCGCAAATCGTTCTTGTTTCGCTTCATGACATGCGTTGCACGCTCGCATGTATCGAGGGAAGAAGCCCCGTAAGAGACAACAAGATCCTCAGAGGGGACGAACATGGCCGCAGGACGACCCTGGCTTGCATCCCAGTAGATCTTCCGGAACGCAGAGCCCGCCAGAGGTAGACTGAAGAGAAGTTTCTCTGTCTCCGGGCGGTAATCGATCATCACCTCCGTCACCAGATAGTTCATGTAGTCCTGAATCCGGTGAGATTGCTTTGTCTTTTCGTCCGTAACCTTTCCGACGATCTTGGTTCGAACTGGACCGGACGCTGGGAATATTTCTCCCATCGCCTGGCTCTGGAATCGAACCACTGCCTCGGTCAAAATTGGATGCGTCACCCCGCATGCACCCTGCCAAGGAACCGTGCGTTCCTCGATCTTCATGCCCAACTGATCCAAGCCCTTCTTGTAGGACTCTTCCCAATCCCTGCGACTCGCCTTGTCCGACAGGTAGTAACCCACCAACTCGGAGGCGAGTTTCCCTAGCTCGGAATCGTCCATGAACTCTGCGAGGTTGTCCCCAAAGAGCCCTTGGTCCCGGCCAATGTCCTCGGGGCGGAAGTCGATCAGTATCCCCCCGTCATCTGTTTCGATTGAAACAGACTCGGGATTGACGACTTGTACTTCTAGCTCCTCTTCCCCGGCTTCTTCCAGGGGAAAAGGATTGTTTGTCAGAGCCCTATCTATTGCCAATTCATCACCATGCTAAGTGCCACGAGTCACAGGATTATTAACCCTGTCACGAAGTTGAGTAAGACAAACGTAATCAACCCTCACAGTAGCTTCAACGGTTGGGGCGTCGCCAACAGTGGTAGTGATATTT